TCGCGGCGTCGGCTTTTATCTGCAGGACGGCACCCTGTTCGCGCTCTACGGGCAGGCCGCCGTGGTGGTGGAGAAAAGCGCACAAGCCACGATGCTTCTTGCGATGGACGTGCAGTTCGCCGATATCGACGCCACTTCCATCACGTTCGGCGACACGGATTTCCAGCTCAATCCGGCGACCACTGAGCTACTCGGCGTTGTGGAACTAGCCACGGACGACGAAGCGACAGCAGGCACCGACGCCCAGCGCGCTGTGACGCCGAAGGCGCTGCTCGCGGCCCTGAACGCCCGCCTCGGCGTGGGGGCACCGTCCGGCTTCGTGAAGGGGCTACTCACCGCGGCCAACGCTGTTGTGCTGCGGGCGGCGCTGGCGATCAAGTCGGCAGCGCTGAAAGACGAAGGCGACGGCAATGGCTTGGACGCTGACCTGCTGGACGGCCAGCACGGCGCCTACTATCGCGCCTGGTCAAACCTGACCGGCGTCCCGACCAATTTCCCGCCGTCGCCTCACCAGCACAGCGCAGCGGACATCACCTCCGGTACGTTGGTGGTGGCCCGCGGCGGAACGGGCATCGCCAGCGTGCCCGCGGGTTACTACCTGATGGGCGCAGGGACCAATTCAATGGTCCCGCGTGCCCCGGGAGATGTCCTCACCGACATTGGGGCAGCCGCCAAGCAGCATTCGCATCCGATCAGCGACATCAACGGCCTGCAGGCGGCGCTCGACACAAAGACCACGCCCGCGGCCGTTGCTACGCAGATCTCGGCGGCGGTGAGCGGACTCATTAACGGCTCGCCGGGGGCTCTCGATACCCTTAAAGAGCTGGCCGACGCGATGGGGGATGACCCCAACTTCGCTGCGACCGTGACGAACGCGCTGGCCGGGAAGGTATCGAAATCGGGCGATACCATGACCGGTGCACTTCTTGGCACGTCGGCCTCGTACTACGGGACGGTTGTTTCCGGAACCACAAGCGGCCTCTTCGCTGTCGGGAGTCAAGCCGCCGGCGGATCGTCCACGCTTTTTCGCAACGACGGAGCCATGGCATCAGCTAGCGGCGGCGTGGCGGGTGCCTTCAATACGATTTGGAACAGCGGTAATTTCGATCCGTCGTCGCGCGTTGCGAGTATCGTTTTTACGTCGAATCTGGACGCCAACGCGGCGCGCCGATGCGGCATTTTCGGCTCCTACGGATCTGGGGCCGTCAACTCTCCTGCAGGCGTGGATTCCGGTGTGCTGATCAATTTCTGCGACTTGGTCGCGAACGTCGATGGCGCGCAGTTCTGGCAAGGATTCAGCAGCGGAAAGCTTTGGCACCGACAGCGATGGGGTGGCTCATGGCAGCCATGGGTCCAGATCGCCACGTCCACCGGAGACTTCTCCACAAGCGGATACATCAAGGCTGCCGGTGGGTTCCAATACTCCGACCGCCGTTTGAAGAGGGACATCAGGTCGCGAGCCGTGCTGCGCGGGTTCGCGATCAAGCTCGCGCGCATGTTCGTCGAATGGAACAGCAAAGAAGATGGTAGCCATCAAGTCGGTCTGATCGCCCAGAGCCTCCGCCGCATAGCTCCTCATTACGTGGTTCGCGACCCGAATCGCGGCAGAAAGCTTGGACTACTCGCCATCGACAAAGCCGGTGTGGCTCTCGAGGCGAGCATGGACAATGCGCTCCACATTTCGGAGCTGCAGGGCGCGATCGATGAACTGACAAAACGCATTGCAAAATTGGAGAAAACGCGATGACTGGCACTTCCAATGCGCGCATCCGCGCGATCGCCGACGGTGTTTCAGCGGAAATGATCGCTGAGCAAACACACCTCTTCTATGACCCGAAGACCGGATCGGGAACCATAGCGTTCCAGGCCCGGGAGTCGCTATTTGTGAACAACTCGTATCAGCCGCTTTCCGGCACATACGATGTGCTCGAAGTATCGATCGAAGACGTCGCGCTTAGGTGCTTTGGAGCGGGGGTGGACCCGGCAACTGGCGCGGATCTGTCCAAAATATCCGGAGCGGGCATGGCTCTCATTATCAAGGCCGCCTATGACATCCTCTTCAACGAGCGCGCCTCGGCGCGCGCGGCGGCAGCGGTGGCGGCGGAAGCATCTGCGGCAGCCATTGCTGCGGCTGAGACGTCAGCATGACAAGCGGCTATCGCAACGCCGCCGGTGTAGACGCTGACGATCTGAACGACGCCGATGTTGTTGGAGATGGTTACGCGGCCGCAGGCTTCGGGCGGTCCGACGGTACTCCGCTGCGGTACGCATCGGCGCAGTACGGCACGCCAGGCGATCCTTTCGGTTACCGCGATCAAGCCGGCGCCGACATCGGACCTAAGTGGTCGAGGAAGGGTGCCGCCAACTACTGGTCAGTTGTGAATCACGATGCCCCTGGTTTTGAGAAGGAAACCACGTCGGGTGTCGCCGTTCTTGGCACGGCGGAGTTTCGCCTCATGTTCAGCGCCGACGGCTATCTGCGGCAGCAGGTGATGGGCGGCGGCGGTTGGTCGACGGTGAACACATCGAAGTTCGTGAACGGAGCCAATTCTTCCGCCTCCTACCAGGTGCGAATGGCTTGGGCTATCGCGCAGAATCGCTACACGGGTCAAGGCGCCGCATCGGGATTCTTGACCAGCAGCAACAATGCCGCCGCCTTCCAGGCCGTCAATGCGGATCGCATCCTGGACGTCTACAACGGGTCCGGCTATGTCTACAACGGGCAGTATCCGGTGCTCCATGGCGACGTCATCCTCGGCGTGACCGTGGACGTGATGGACCCTGCTGGCCGTATCTCAAGCAAGTACTTTCAGGTGCGCATGGATATGTACGGGTCGCCGCAGCCAAACGAGTGATCCCTGTGTAATCGCTGCACGGTACACAGCGGCGACATGGCGCCCGCGTTCGGCCGATCGGCAGCATGCCACGCATGTCCGACCTGCCGCGCCTGATCGAGAACCTCCTTCGCTGCGGCGTGATCGATTCCGTCGATCACGCCGCAGCGAAGTGCCGCGTGCGCGTTGGTGGACTCCTTACGCCCCCCGTGCCGTGGATCGAGGGCCGAGCCGGCTTAGCGCGCACGTGGTGGGCACCTTCTGTCGGCGAGCAGGTGATGCTGCTGTGCCCGGGCGGCGATCCCGCACGTGGTGTGGCCCTGCGCGGGCTCTACACCGATGCGGCCGGGCGGCCTGACGGCTTCAGCGATTCCGCCCACGGCGCGGTGTACGACGACGGCGCGGTGGTGGTCTATGACCCCGAGACCCATCTGTTGCGCGCCACCCTGCCGGGCGGCGCCAGGGTGCAGATCGTCGCCCCTGGCGGTATCGAGGTCACCGGCGATACGAAGATCACCGGCAAGCTGCACGTCACGGAAGACGTGACCGTCGATGCAAAGGTAACCGCGAGCGTCGACGTGGTTTCCAACGGCATCAGCCTGGTCAAGCACCCGCACAAGAACGTCCAGACAGGACCGTACCTATCCGGCGAGCCGGTGGCGAGCTGACATGCGCGGGATGGATGCCAACACCGGCAAGCCGATCGAGGGACTCGCTCACCTCGCGCAGAGCGTCGGCGACATCCTCGGCACGCCGCTCGGCTCACGCGTTATGCGGCGGGAGTACGGCTCGCTCTTGCCGCGGCTGATCGACCAGCCGCTCACCGGAAGCACGCGCCTGCGCGTGTACGCGGCGATCGCCACCGCGCTCATGCGCTGGGAACCGCGGCTGCGGCTGACCAGCGTCGACATCGACCTCGGCGATATGCCTGGTCAGTTGATCGTGACCATCCAGGGCACACGCACCGACAGCGCCTCGAGCGCCGGCACCGCCTTCACCGTTCCCCTGCAACTGCGCGCGTAGCGCCCACCCAGAGAGGTTCCATCATGGCTACCGATTACCACCACGGCGTACGCGTCCTCGAAGTCACGGACGGCGGTCGCACCTTCACCACCGTCTCGACCGCCGTCATTGGCCTCGTGGCCACCGGCGAGGACGCCGACCAGGCGACGTTCCCGCTCAACACGCCGGTCCTGGTGACCGATGTCGCTGCGGCCCTCGGCAAGGCCGGTACGGCCGCCGCCGGCACGCTGTCGACCGCCCTGAACGCAATCGCGCAGCAGACCAAGCCCATCGTCGTTGTCGTCCGCGTCGCCAAGGGCGTCGACGAAGCGGCCACCGCCACCAACGTGATCGGCGGCACGGATGCCAACGGGCGGCTCACGGGCGCGCAGGCACTTCTGGCGGCGCAGAGCCGCCTGGGAGTGAAGCCGCGCATCATCGGCGCGCCCGGGCTCGACACGCAGGCCGTCGCCGTCGCCCTGGCAGCGATCGCGCAGAAGCTTCGCGGCATGGCCTATGTACACGCGCATGGCGCGACCAGCGTGGCGGAGGCGACCGCCTACCGGGCCACCTTCAGCCAGCGCGAGGTGATGCTGCTGTGGCCGAACTTCATGGCCTGGGACAGCGTGACCAACAAGGCCGTGGAAGTGCCGGCCGTCGCCTATGCGCTCGGCCTGCGGGCGGCGATCGATGAAGCCCAGGGCTGGCAGAAGACGCTTTCGAACGTAGGTGTCAACGGCGTCACGGGCATCAGCATCGACGTGAACTGGGATCTGCAGGACCCCGCCACGGATGCGGGGCTGCTGAACGTCGCCGGCATCACCACGTTGGTCAACAGCCAGGGCTTTCGGTTCTGGGGTGATCGCACCTGCTCGGACGAGCCCAAGTTCGTTTTCGAGTCGGCCACGCGCACGGCTCAGGTGCTGGCCGACACGATCGCCGAAGGCCATATGTGGGCAGTGGACAAGCCCATGTACCCGAGCCTGGTCAAGGACATTCTCGAAGGCATCAACGCCAAGTTCCGCGAGCTCAAGAGCGGCGGCTACATCATCGACGCCAATGCCTGGTACCAGGAATCAGCCAACGACCCCGCGAGCCTCGCGGGCGGCAAGCTCGTGATCGACTACGAATACACGCCGGTGCCTCCGCTCGAAAACCTGCAGTTGCGTCAGCGCATCACGGACCGCTTCCTGTCCGACTTCGCCGCGGCCATCAACGCCTGACATCGACCGGCCACCGCGCGGTGGCCGGCAACCACCGCACCCTAGAGGACAACCGCCATGGCGCTCCCGCGCAAGCTCAAGAATTTCAACGTGTTCAACGACGGTAACAACTACGTCGGCCTGGTCGCTTCGATCACGCTGCCGAAGCTCTCCCGCAAGATGGAAGAGTGGCGCGGCGGCGGCATGGACGGTCCGGTCGAGATCGACCTGGGGCAGGAAGTCATCCACCTGGAATGGACCGGCGGCGGCCTGCTGGATACCGCCCTGTCGCAGTACGGCATCACCTCCGCCTCCGGCATTCTCGTGCGTTTCGCCGGTGCGTATCAGCACGACGACGACGGTGGCGTCGATGCGGTGGAGGTGGTGGTTCGCGGCCGCCACAAGGAGATCGACTTCGGCGACGCGAAGACCGGCGAGAACACCGAGCACAAGTACACGACCACCTGCAGCTACTACAAGCTGGTGATCAACGGCGTCACGAAGATCGAAATCGACCTGCTCAACTTCGTGTTCATCGTGGACGGCAAGGACCGCCTGGCCGAGCAGCGCCGCGCGATCGGCCTGTAACCCCTGTCGCCGCCGGCTCGGCCCGGCGGCCTTTTCCCTGTGTGGAGAGAATCATGAGCGACAACACCACCCCGGCCAGCCCGGCCGACACCGGCGCCACCATCACGCTGGAGACCCCCATCCAGCGTGGCGACCAATCGATCAGCCAGATCCTGCTGCGCCGCCCGATGGCCGGTGAGCTCCGCGGCATCAGCCTGTCGGAGCTTTCCCAGCTCGACGTGGGCGCGATCATCAAAGTCGCGCCGCGCATTTCGATCCCCACGCTCACGGCTGCGGACATGAACAGCATGGGGCCGGCCGACCTGATGCAGATCGGCGCCGAGATCCTCGGTTTTTTGTTGCCGAAGGGTGTGAAAGCGTCCCTCGAACAGTAGAGGACGCGATGGCCGACATCGCGGTGGTGTTCCACTGGCCGCCCGCCGCGATGTGGGACATGACCCTGCTGGAACTTGTGGAGTGGCGCGAGCGCGCCCGCCAACGCAACGGAGCGGAGTAACGTGGATCTCAAGCTGCAAGTGCTGCTGCAGATGCTGGACAAGGTCAGTGCGCCGCTCCGTCGCGTCCAGGCCAGCAGCCGGTCCGCCGGCGAGGCGCTACGCAAGACCCGGGATCGGCTCCGCGAGCTGGATCGCGCGCAGCAACAGGTCGCGGAATTCCGCAAGCTCAAGGAAGGGTCGAAGAGCACCGCGGCGCGCATGGAAACGCTGCAGAAGCGCATCAGCGAAGTCGCCTCTCAGATGCGGGCCAGCCTGTCTCCATCCGAGAGCCTGCGGGCGGAGTTCAACCGTCTGACGGGTGAGGCGCGCAAGCTGCGTGGGGAAGAGGACGCCCAGCAGGCGAAGCTGCAGGCGCTTCGCGGCCACCTGGCTGCGGCCGGCGTCAATACCGCCAAGCTCGCTTCGGAAGAGGTCCGCCTGCGGACTGCCACGCGCGAGACGAACGCCACCCTCGAGAAGCAGACCGCGCAGCTGCGCACGCAGGGGGAGCTGGCGAACCGTCGTCGCGAGCTTGACGCACGTCTGTCCAGGGGCCAGGCGCTGGGAGCCAACATGGCGATCGCCGGCTATGGCTCGATGGCTGCGGGGCGTCACATCCTCGGGGCGATCAATCCCACGATCGAAGAAGCAAAGGCGTTTCAGACCCAGGTAGCGCAGCTGCGCGCGCAAGGCATCGGCGATGCCGCGGTCGAGGACGCAACGAAATTCGCCCGCGGCATGGATGTCATGGGCAACAGCGCTACCGACAACCTCAAGATGCTCAAGGAGGCGTACACGGTCCTGCGCGACATGCACGAAGCCGAGGCAGTCACGCCATTCCTCGCCAAGATGAAGTTCGGCATCGAAGCCGTAATGGCCCAGGGCGGCCACGGCGAGGGACATGGCGAGCGGGCGGAGCTGATGTTCGCCGACCTGCTCAAGACGGCGGAGCTTCGTGGCGCGGCCAAGACGCCGGAATCTCTGAAGCGCGTGGTCGACTTTGCCACTCAGGCTTACGTGGCCTCGGGCGGCATGATCACGTCCGAAGACATGCTGAATATGATCAAGACCGGTGGCGTGGCGGCGAAGCAGCTAGACGACCAGTCGTTCTTCTTCGGCCTGCTGCACACCATGCAGGAAATGGGCGGCCATCGAACCGGCACGGGCCTGGCCACGGCCTACCAGAACTGGGCCGCCGGACGCAGCACCCAGCAGTCTGCAGAAGAGCTGGCCAAGCTCGGCCTGATCAACAAGGATGCCGTGAAGTACGGCAAAACGGGCCATATCACGAAGCTGCTGCCGGGTGCGCTGAAAGACGTTGAGCTCTACGAGAGCAACCCGTTTCGCTACCTGATGGAACGCGTCATTCCGGCGATCAATCCGGACGGCAAGCTCAACGACAAGCAGGTGGTCAGCAAGATCAATTCGCTTTTCTCGGGCCGCAAGGGCGGTGACCTGTTCGCATCGATGTTCCTCGAGCGCGCAAACATCGCCAAGCACCTCGCAGCGGCACCAAAGGCGTTCGGCGTGGAGGCGCTGTATTCGGAAGCTGGTCGGACGGCACAGGGCCAGCAGATCGACCTAGAGAAGCGCAAGGCGGACCTGTACCGCGAGCTCGGCGAGCAGATCCTCCCGACTTACGTAGCGCTGCTGGCCCGCATGGTGAACGCCTTGAAGGCCATGACGGCTTGGGCTGACCGCCATCCCGCCTTGGCTCGCGGGCTTGGCCTGGTGGCGTCGGTGATTGGCGTGTTGGCCGTCGCTGCCGGTGGCTTGATGATCACGCTGG